CTCTGAGTAATCCTGTATCCGAGCCATCCGCCATCCATTGCAGGACCGCGTCTTGGAGTTGCTTGAAGGTCCGCATCGGACCTTACTCTTTGAAGTAGGTGATTTCGACGGGAATCGAGGAGGCAGCGAAAATCTTCAATTTCTTGATGTTCTCATAGCCTTCCAGCAACACGATGTCCCCTGCGGCCAGGGGCGTCCCAACCGACGCGGACGGCGTCGTTCCTTCAAACGTGAGGTAGATGGCTCCACTGGAATACACGAGCGCGGAAAGCCCTTTCCCGCCATACGGGGGAAGACCTTGCGAGGCGCCATCCGTACTCGTCATGACCGCGCTTCCGGCAATCACGTTATCAATGGTCGCCGTTGTGGGGGACACCACTGAGTTGTTTGGAGTCAATCGTTCACGGCCATAGGCCTTTTTATGATTGAGCCCAATAAGATTGATAAATGCTGACATGGATTAGCCTCGAAACTCTTTCCCGGTATACCCCACCTGGGGAATTCCGGCAATGCGGGAAAAATCATCGCGTAGTTTGTCTGATGTGTCGTTTACTACTGACTGTCCCAAGCGTGATTGGTGTGCCAAGTTGTTGGCTAAGACCCGTGCATTCAGCCGTTGTGAGGCTCCACGTTCAGGGTCCAGTTTTTTGAGATGCTCAATCAACGTGTCATTGAGAGGGAAATACCCCGCAATCACGCGATGTTCGCGTCCGTGTAATTTGCAGGACGCACACGAGATTTCTCGAATCTCCGCAACCGGCACGGATAAATCTTGTGCACACCGCGGGCACGGCATTTTTGTCCCTGGTCGTATACTAAATAAATAGAGGTATCCATCGCGTTGGCGAATCCCGGCATCGTCTTTACTGCTGCGTATAGGCCCATCATGTGCGCCACGCCGAACCCGTTGTTCAACTTGAAATTCTGATTGCGCCGAACTCCATCGTAAGCGTATTCTCCCTTGAAACTCGTGTTCAAGACGCTTCGTAAATCCTGCCGGAACGGTATACATGCGTGTCCCTCCTCGAAAAAAATGGAGTGGACCCTACGGCCCACCCCACCTCAGTCTTACGACTCCTGTACGATCGTGCCATTCTGGGATTGGATATACCACCCATCTGTGCCATCGCTGATCAACGTAAATCCATCACCCACGTAATCTGCCGCGGTCGCAAAGTAGATGTCTTTATCATCTGTCGCCGTGACACCTGGAGCAATAATTTTGTCAACGGAGGCTGGAGAGACCCCATGCCCCGTGCCACTCGTCGCTGCAATGTTCACAATAAAGTGATAAAAAATACCTTTCTGTGATTTCTGCACTGCCGGGAGTGTGAAGAGAAGCGCCGTCGCGTGATTCCACGCGAAGGTCTTGCCAGAATCGCCAGCGGTGAGCGTCGTTGCTGCCGCTGCCGCGGTAAAATCTCCTCGTTCTGATCGAGGAAGTTTGAGTGCTTTTGCATTTGCCATTCGGAATCTCCTGTAGGAAGGAATGAAGGAAGGGGGGGTTAGCCCCTTCCTTCAGAAGAGAGTGGAGGATTAGCTCCAGACCTCGTTGATACCGAGCAGCGCACCATTCTGGTTCCGCGCCTTGCACATCAGTTCCTGATAAACAAACGCGGTTGCGCCGTAGGCGTCCACGTCGCCACCACTGATGCGGTAGAAGACCGACCCGTCCTTATCCATAAAGTCGAGTGGCGCCATCTGTGCCAAGCTCAGCGAGCTTGGGGTAATCGCAAAGATCGCATTGCGTCGGCACTGCACGTCAGCTACGATCGGCTTCCCGTTGTAGGTCACCGCTTCCCAGCCACCGTCCAGCTTCATGACGTTGTAGAAGACACGCTCATCCTGGCACAGCTTGACATACGTGTCGCGCATGGCCGGATGCACATGGAACATCTTCAAATCCGATTCGTCGATGTTCGACTCGGTGATGATTCGACTCACCAACTGCTGAATCAGCGGGAAACTCAAGTCCTGCTTACTCGCATCGCTTCCGAGAATGACGGCCTTCCAATCGGGGTAGGTCGCCACCGGCAAGCCGTGCAAGCCCCCAGCCAAGAGGGTTGGGTTCGATGCACTAATGACGGCCTGGAGGCCGGTCATCTCGTTGCCAAGCGTATCTTCCAGCACCAAGTAATCGCCATCTGCTGAGCCAGAGACAGTCCCTGTCCAGGTGACGGACGTGGTGGCCGTGGAGACCGCCCCACGCGTAACTACGATGGAATTACCCAAGACTGTCGCGTTATCCGACGCGTCAATGAGATCGCACGTCAGTGCCCCCGTGGGCAGCTGTGTGGTGCCATTGCCAAGACCGTCATCCACTGGCGCTGGCGTCGCGTTATCGGCGCCGGTCCAGTAGGCCAACGCGCCCGTGCCGTCACCGTTGAGCTGACGGTTGATCCCACGCTTGGTATCCGTCATGACATACTTCATTTCGGCTTCCAGCGCCTTCAAGAATGCGCCCTTGTTGGACTTCGTCGCGGCAATCGCCTTGCCGGAGACGTTAATTCTCGAATAGAGCTGCTTCACGGGAACGACCGCCCTCACAAAGCCCTGCTGACCGGCAGTCGGCAACGTCGCGCCTTCGGACTTTCCGATCGCCGCTGCGTTGTTTCGCGTCCGGTGCACCGCGACAACAAAGTTGCCACCTTCGACCGGGGTAATATCTTTCTCAATCGCCTTGAGAAGTGGGGTCGCATTGTTGAGCATCTCCTGCAACGCGGGCAGGTAGACCTCTTTTAGAATCGGGGTTGCGGCAGTATAATCAAATGCCATAATTTATAAACTCCACGCGAACACGGTTCGCACGATAGACAACCTTAGTTGTCAAGGTAAGCAGCAGCTCGCTGTTCCAAACTCTTCCAATCAAGCTTGCCATCCTTCCGCATAAAACTTCCGGGTTTGGTTTGCTCAGATGGGGGAACAGGCGAACCAGATGGTGGTCCCATTTTGGCACGGGCCTTCGCGACCTCTTGCCGTTTGATGTGATCCGTACTTGTAGCCCGTACCCGATCAGACCATTCCTTCGCCACTGTTTCTGTGTAGTCAATGGCTTGGTCAATAGACTGTGGGTCAAGCTGTGCAACTTGGTATCGAATAGATTCTTCTGCGTAGGGAATAACATCCCGCAGAAATTTATAATCATCCTTTTCCAACGTCGCATTAAGTCCAGCCGTAAATCGATGCGCATCAGCCTGTTGAATCTGTTCATTCTTCAGCTCTTGCCCAGCGTTCTGCAACTGCGACATAAATTGCTGCTGCTGCTGAGTTTGCTGTGTCGAGAGCTGTTGCTGAAACGCGGCGAGTGATTGCTGTACTTCTCCGAGCGTGGCAATCTCATTTGGATCAGATGGTTTCTCCGATGTCACGTCCTTTGTTGGACGAGCGGCGGTTTGCATTTGCTCCTGCGCATAGGCAATCATTTCTGCCTGTCGCTGGAGTTCAGCAGCCCGCTGCGTAAACACCTGTTCCGCTTCCTGACGCTGTTGGGACAGCGTTTGCATACGTCTCGTAAACGCAGCTTCTCGTTGAATCCCGCCCTTGTATTCCGCGTAGGGGACGGTTTCTTCGACGCCATCAATTTTGACACGCACAAGCGCATCGTCAGGAATATCTACAACTTGATCATGAGATCCGGTTACAGTCGGTGTGCCTGCAAGTGCCGAATCCGGGAGGTCAGAGGGTGCAGATGTGGCAACATCCTGGAGCGGTTCCGCCGTATCCGCTGTCGGATCTGCCATATGTTCCATTGCTTTCTCATGGAGTGAGTTGAAGTCAATGGTTGAGGGTTGCAACGAATCGGGAGTGCTAATTACATCAGACATACAAAAACGCGAGCTAGTGGCGAAGAACACGCCGTGCTAGAAACCCATCCTCTGGCTGCGCGGCCACTAAGGAGGGACATCATCGAAAGGTGGGGAAAGTCTGTCAGGATGATGCCACTGACCTGGACTTACGCCGGGGCTCGGCTAGGCTACGCGTGCCCCGTAGAGTTCGTTCACAATAAATTCTTTTAGCATGGCGTCTTCTTGACGCCGTTGCTTGTAATAGATATCCACTGTGCCTGTGATCGCAACACTGCTGGGAGCGGACTCCAGGGAGAAATCAAATTCGAACTGATTCGTCCCGGTTGCACTTAGCCAGATCGGGTCTGTCGTTTGCGCAACGCGCCCTTGCGCCCAGTGTTTGCCCTTCACCTGTAACGGTGGCACAACCACCGTTTTCAGCTTGACCCGCGCAATCGATTGTGCGAGAACGTCTCGGTAATCTAGCGCCGGTGTCGCTACTGTGGGGACTGGATCGATAACGGGGGTTGTGGCTCCCGTTCCGGCTGGTGGTTGGCCAAGTTCTTCAAGGATCGCGTTGCCGCGGTTGACAAACTTGGTGTATCCGGCAAGATCGACAACATTGTGTCCACCTTGCTGCCGTCTTGATGCTGCGGTAGTGGTTCCCGTTGCCGCTACAAGAGACGCACTTGAGTCAAGTGCGACAACAGCATTATACCCTGTTGATGATATAATGTCAAGCGACGATGCGGCCCCTGTGAGCGCGCCTGTGGCACTAAAGGTTTCAAGGCCTGTCCCGGCAAGGATCGCCGCCGAGGTCGTCAGGGCTCCAGAGGCACTAAAGGTCTCTACAGCAGTCCCTGCGAGACTGGCAGCGGCGCCCGTCAGTGCGGCGGTCGCACTAAATGTCCCTAGCCCTGTGCCACTGACACTGGATGCGGCGGTGGTGAGCCCGACGGTGCCATGTGTCGCTGCATTGATGCCTGTCGCCGCTAAGGCGGGAAGTCCAAACCCTTGCGCGTCAAGTTTAAATTCGTTTAATCGGGCGGTATCAAATAGTGCCCGAGTCGAGGTGCCGACAGCCGCAGTTCCTTCTGCCACTAGACGAGTTCACGAACGGTGTTGCCGTGCGTCAGGGTGTCGTCCATGTGTCCGTCGCTGGGTTATAGACATCGCCACCCTGCACCGGCGGTGACACGCTGGTCGTGTCGATAAATAGATAGCTCGAATCAGGCTCAACTGGCATGTCGGCGTCGATCCCGACCCATGTCGCGTAGCACACATAGTCGCTGGTTTTGGTTTGCGCTTGTGTTTTCATGCGAGTAGCTCTTTCTCTTTCTCTGCGTGCGGCAGTAGTGCCGCTTGTATATCGACCGCATCGTCATCGAGCGCACGTTGAATGCCCTCTGTGACGTGCGCTGGTGCGCCGGTCAACACCCAACGACCGTTCTCTAGCGTCAATTTACCGTGGATAGACCCATGGAAAGGCTCCAACGCGGTGCCGGTAATATCCATTATGGCCTTCTCCATTGTTGGCCGAACAAATCGGGACGAACTCTGATTTGCGTCGATCTCTAGGCGTGATCGGTCCACTTGAATGTATTGCCGCATCTGCGCCGATTCGATTCCCGCACTGACGGTATCCCAGCGGTGGAAATACTGATCGCCAATCGGCCAATGGAATTTGGTCACATCCACGCACACCGCACCCCCGTTGGGACAGTCATCCCACGCCGCCAAATCCCAGCAATGTTCATTCGTCTCGTATGGCGATCCTTCAGGTGTGATCATGCGCTGCGCGTCTTGTAGCCACGCATTTAAGCCAATCATTCGCGCATCACCGACTTGCGCTAGTAGATGTGTCGGCGGTGACGGTAGTCGGCCCCTCCACTCACCAAGCCACTGTCCGTCGTCAAGTCGAAACCAGCACAAATGCCGCCACGTCATCAGAACAGTTCCTGAATCACCCAGCCAGCCGTGCATGTTCCCAGCGGGTCGTAGAACCGCAGCCGCGTCATCGTCAACGTCGTCGTGCCGGTGATCGCGATTCTCGCGAGGGTCTGTCCGTCAGGCACATTGGTGTCATTGCCATAGGCGTACCCCAGATACCCCTCCTTGCTCTGGGTGAGGCTCACCGATGCGATAGTGGCCGTCGCTGTCATATCGGTAGTGCCGTCAACTAACGAGACCGTGCCTCGCTGCGTTGCACTTTCGAGGACACTGTAGCTACCGGCTGTGAGGCTAAAGCCTGTTTTGTCGCTGACCGCGGCGGTGAAGCCCGTTTTGGTATTTACTTCTACTAAACGATTTGCGACGGGCTGTTGCGTCCAAAGTTGGTTCGCACTTATCCCCGACTTCATGGGGTCACTCTCATCACATAGCCAGATAGGACGATCACATTCCCCGTCACGGCGAAGGCCCTGACCGTGAGGGCGGCGCTTCCATTGCCCAAGAGAATCTGGCCGTCCACGACAAGTGTATGCCCAGTTTTGGCCGTAATTGTCTGCACAATGTTTTGGTCAGGCACCGTGGCCCCGCCGAACTCGACCGTCAAGACGACATCCGCCGAGTGCCCGTTGTAGGCCCAGATCGACAAACGGTCGATGATTGTGGCGCTAGTGCCGGTCGTGTGGATCAGTGTCCCAGCCGTCGAAGTCGCGACGACCTTGACACCTTGCCCTTGAGTGCTGCCGCTGAACGGGATAAGTGCTGTCGCATTTGCCATTAGTTAGTCCACCATCGCTTCAATTTGGAGAAAGTCATTTCCGCCTGCGGCAGCCGATGTCCACGCAGAGCCTGAACTGGTGAGCACATTTCCAGATGTTCCTGGGGCAATGCGCCCTAGCTGTGTTGCGCTGGATGCGACGATCACATCCCCCGTCGCTTGACTTGCGATCGAGACGGCTCCGGCATAAATGGCAATTGGATTTGCAACGACATCGGCATTCCAAATCGTTGCCGTCACCGCATCACCTGATGATCGTGTTGAGGGGGGATTATAGGCCATACGCTCTTAACCCTTATTTTCGGTATACGTAAAGGCGGTGATGCTTACCGCAGACCCCGAGCTAATGGCGACGGAATTCAACACCATATCTGCCGAGGATGTGCCGACCGTGCCATCAAACACGACTGATGAGCCATCCGATTTGAGTGTGCGAAACCATGTCGCCGTCCCTGTGGCATCGGCACTTGAGTCTGACGTAATCGCTCCAGCTGTTGAGACCCCACTTGACGACGATCCAAATGCGGTGGACGCAAATCTCAATTCGGCCAACAGGGTATTCCCGGACAGGGCAGTATCTGCCGTGGAGGGCTGTGTTCCCGTGTAAATACGAATGTAGCCTGTGTTTAACAGTGCGCACACGGCGTCGCCACCCGCGACGACGGCTGCGTTAGATCGCTTTGGATTTAGAGCCATTAGGATGTTTCTCCTTCAGAAGACAGCCCGACCGGTTGTGGTTCAATACCTTCAATCAGGCCCGTGTCAGGATTTCGTTTCACGGTGTAGCGCACCGGGATTCGTAGATCGTTATTAATAACCGTTGTGGCAGGTTGCGTCGACAACGGCGGAATTTCTAGGTCGGTTGGCGGTTCCAGTTCAAGAGAAGGCTCAGGTAAAATCGTGGACAGCATTTCAATAATCGCCGGTTCTAGCCCAAATTCACGACTCATCATTTTGGCGTCATCCGGGTTGATATAGCACAGATGCACTAAGGTATGAAAGACATTCATGGCCCACTGGGTATGTTCCCATGATGCTGTTTCCGTGGACTTGAACAAGTCAATGTGCGCATCCCAATGGAGTTGATGGTTTTCCCACGGTTGGGGTTTCGGCAAGCGCCCATTTTCCAACATCGTAATGTTTTCGAGCTGGGCTTGTTCCTGATCTCGCTGATCACGCTCAATCTCGAATTCACTAAAGGACATCTGGAGCATGTCCTGCACACGCTTCTGTGTTTTGGGATCTGGGGGCGGGCCAAAGAGTCCTTCAGTAAACATCTGACGAATTTGGTCCATCCTGGCGGTGCGCAGCTGCGGCATCATCGTATCGGGTTCGATACTGATGTCGGCATGCTCGTCAATCGTGGCCCGAGAAAATTCATAAATTTCCGGGATGTTTGACCTGCCTGCGATGGAGACCATACGTGGTACGTCGTAGAACTCCTTCATCAAGTGCCGCACTTTGACATAGGCTTCCTCCAGCGCCATCGCATTCCGTTGGATCGTGGGACCATGGACTTGATCGGCGGCTTCCTGCAACAAGGAGGTCTGGAATCCTGAGGATGCACCACCTGCACCGCCCATCGCGGATGGGTAGATCAAGGTGATATCGTCCATCTCCTTCCGAATCATTTGGAGGATATTCCACGCATCCCCAATGACGGACGCGGGCTGCAAGAACATTGGCATAGGGATTCCCGGAATCCAATTCACGTTCAAGCGTTCTCCCGCCTCGGAGGTATACGCATCGTCTGAGAGGTTCAACTGCTTGGGCACCACGAGCTTCGGGAAGAAGTGCATGGCGAGATTCTCGCCCATCTTCGAGCGATATTCGTTGTATTCCGACTGCAAGCCAATCATGCGTTCCACAAACGCATCAGGCCAGTATTGCCCAGGGGCCGCGTCATCGCAGAGTTCCACAAAGGGATACGGATTCCGTGTCAGGTGCGTAAAGTTTCCAGGAATCGATTCCTGCTTGTGCAGCAGTCGATGTCCAGCGACCACGATGTAACAACCATGCTCATATTTGGCATTGGGGGCAATAAATCGCTCAATCATCAGCGCATGCGTCGGCAACGTGTCGTCGGTATCAACCGCACTCCGACTTGCCATCCCCTGTTGCCGTGTGCCCAGATCGGCAATCTGACGCTGGTAGAAAAAGAGATCGATGTCTCCTGATTCTGCGGGGATCGCTCCCTTCTCTAGGCCATACTTCTTTTCAATCTCGTCACAGGGCTGTAAGCGCACTCGCAATATTTCTGGCTGATTCGCCATCATATCAATGCCGGGATCTGCTGGCAGTATTTCAAATGCCGAACAAAACTCGACTTCGACTTCGCCCGTGATGGGTTCAAGCTTTGAATCGAGCTTGGTTGGAGCATGTGAGATGGCATCTTCATCCCAGCGTATCGACCAGAACGCTTTTCCGGTCAGGGGCACCCATTGCATGGCTTGCACCCACTTCGAGCGCAGCGCCGCCTTCCGGGTGTAATACTGAAGAGCCTTTTGCGAGGCATTCGCATTGAAGATGTCTTCTCGGTCTGTTGTCGCAGGGACCACCGTGGGATTCGGGGGAATCCTGGTGTATTTGGCGACACGCGCCACATACTTCGGCTTAATATGGTTAATTCTGAACCGTTTCCGGTGGGCAGGCTCGCGTTTGACCTCTAATCGGCTCAGATCGGCGTTCCATCGCACATCGGGGAATCCCCGCAGCGCAGACGCGTTCAAATACCACTGCACCTCATACGGACGGCGCAACTGCCGTCGTGTATCATACGCATTGATGGTTTCGGTGACAATCGTGGCTTCTTTTAATGCTTTCTTATCAGAATCCGCTTTTGTCGTTACGGGTTCTCCGTCTGTGACGGGCCCTACCAGCTCAATCTTCTTTGGCGGTGTCTCGTCAGGCATTTGGCAACCCTTCCCCACGTAACATGTGCTCCGCTATGGAGGGAAGCATGACATCCCACTCTTCCGCTTCCCGCGCTTCTTTCAACTTGACCCGTTCGTCGGGGGATGTCGCCGTTAACGGCTGTGCAGACGGTTTGAACATCTCCAGCCACGCTTCAAACACTTTTGCTTGGTCCGAATGTGCCGTCATCATGGATTCCATCATCTTCGCGTTCTGCGTTTGCTGATCTCGCACGAGATTCAACATCTCACGGAGCAATTCTGCGTCCTTCATACCCATACCTCGTCTGCTTGTGCGGTTTTTCGCGCAATGCACGCTAATCCCTCGTCGAAGAGCGTCTTTTTCTTCTCTATTGGCTTTGGACTGGGATAGGCCTGTAAGGCTGCCGAGCATCCTAAGGCAATCACGGACGCGACATCGTCATGTTTCCCAGCAGGGGCGGCAATGGCGACCCCACCCATCGCATTGAGCTTCTTTTGCAGCTGTGTTAACTGCTGGTAGACCACTGGAAGGTCCAGCAAGAAGAGTTTCTTCGTTCTAAGCAGCTGCAACAGTGACCCATACATCTTGGCCTTGGATTTCCCAGTAAAATCATTACCAATAATGCTAAACCCATGCTGTTGCGCCAACTGCTGCAAGGCTTCGAGCTGATACTGGTCAGAAAAGACAAATGTGAGCGCCCAGTCCTTCACTAACTGCGAAATTTCGGCAATAATCACCAAGGGATCGAGGGTAATCTTTAGTTTTTTGTCTGGGGTCCATAATCGTAAGACATCCTGGATGATCGCCCCTGTGGCATCCATATGAAAAATCGTAAAGGCAAAGGAATCGTGCCGAAAGGCGGGGTCCATCGCGCCGATATACATGGGCTGCACCGCGCCCACCTCGTTATCCGCCTTCTTTCGCTCTTTCACATTCTTTTGTATGGCCTCTACGACCAATTCTGGGGGGATAAACCCTGAAATGGCGCTGACAAAGCGGGCCAGTGACTCACGAATAAAGGCTTCCGGGTCTTCCTGCTGTATTTTTGTCAAGCGTTTCCGCGTAATCCGCGGATTTTCCATGGCTGCCGTTGAGGCTTGGAGCACTAACGTCTCTTCGAACTGCGATCGCTCATCCAGTGGGAGCTTATGCCCGCCCGTGCCCGCTTTCCAATAGTCCCACAGGAGACCTTCTTCCGTATACGGTGTGGAAATCAAGATCTGCTTGGCGCGTGGAAACTGAAGCTGCGCGTAACTCACAGCCCGTTGTACCTCATAGTCTGGATTGGCCGCTTCGCTCGTGCGATACCAGAATCCCACTTCATCCCCAATGACAATGGGCATCGCAAATCCCCGCCCAGTCTTGATGGCAGGGGGTTCTGGTAAGACTGTGATTCCATTGGCAAATTCAATCTTATCCCGCGTGGCGTTCTTTATCTGGGCTTTGAGACTTTTGGACTTCGCTGCCATTAGCTCAATATGGCCCATGTTCGCTTTCGCCGTCGCCAAGTCTTGCGCAATGTAGGGCACAATCACATCTTGCCCTGCGGTGATATGTTCGAGATGCCCACCAAATAAAATTTCATAGAGCGCCATGAACGCCGTAATGGCTGCGGACTTTCCTGCGCGTCTCCCGAGAATCCCCACAAATACAGAATATTCTTTGGGCACATATGGGTAGACGGTAATGGATTGTGGATAGCCCAGGGCATCATACACGACGGCATCATGCAAAATTGACCAGATGGCCAGGTCTTCAGGTTCCGTCAGTGGTAACCCGTAAAACGCTTTGATGCAGACCTGCTGTGGTCGCGATAAACTTTCCCAGCAGGGCTTCATCAACTTGGCATCGTCAATGACTTCTGACAAGGGAAGATAGGGAATGACACTCATGGGTTAATTATCCCAGTCCCACTCTTTCTGCTGCGCCAATGAATATTTTGGGTCCGTTAGTCCATGCTCTCGTCGCCAGAATGCTGCTGCTGCGATTCGTGACCGTTTACGCCGTTTCGCCCTTGGTTGAGGCGGCATCTCCTCCTCCTGGACTTGCAACGCTTTTCTCCACGCGTGCCTGACGGGTTGTCTCATGTGATCCTTCTACCAACGCATACACGGGAGGTGATACTGTTTCCCCCTCAAGCGTGTTTTCTTGCAATTGCGCACGTTCGCGCTTTGTTGCAATGTAGGCCGCTAAATCTTCATCTTGAATATGTTGAACAGAATTTGTGGCCGCTTGCCCTGGTCGCAAGAGATTCACGCCCTTGAGGACATCAACCCCAATCTTGGCGTTCCCATCGAGCAGGGCGTCCCGAATGGCTGAATGGGCTAACGGCAACAACTCCTGGACAATCTTGTCTTCGAAGCTGGCAAAAATATCTGCACGTTTCGCCCAGGTGAGCGTGCGCTCTACCGTATCGACCGAACACTTAAATTCCTGCGCCAGATCCTTGTTCGTCATATTGCGGAGCACTTTGCCCTCAACCATTTTCATGGCCCGCAATTTACGAAACTTCGGTTCAACGAGTGCCATAGGCTATATTTCGAAATACTTCGTATAAAAAGAAGAAGGATGGCCCGAACTTATCAAGATGCCGCTGGAGGAAGGGGGGCAGCGTTCCTCAATAATGGGCCATCCTTGAATAGATGAATATCTATGCGATTATTATACCACAACTTTCCAAAAAACACAATTGAGGACTCCTCAATGTGTGCACAGGTTATGCACAGGTCGCTAATGTGAAATATTTCATGGTATTTCATTTCCGTGAAAAGTTTGTAAGTCCTTTTAGTGCAATGCGTTAGAGCCTTTTCAGGCTCCGTGAAAAGCGTGAAACGGTTGGGGTGTGAAAAGCCAGCAAGTCCTTTCTGCGCAACGAGTTAGCGTGATTTCATGGACGGTTTTCATGAGCCCTATAAGTAATACCTTAGTGATATTACTTATTGCGGAAGACAAGGGCCTGTATAAGCTTTGTTATGTTTTATGTCTATTTAAAGGGTCGAAAGGGCGAGCGTAGCGAGCCAGGACGGCCCCATGAAGGTCATGACACGGTTCTCCCAGCAATATTGATCATAACCCCACGCAGTTTTCCAAAAAAAATTAGCGCATTTGCTCGGGGGGAGGCAAAATTTTGAGGACCCAAAAAATTCAGACATCCTTTTTCTCTTATATATCATACCCCCCCCCACCCAAGAGGGTCCCCC